CAGAAAAAGCTTATTATGCTTCCATCGGAAACGATGATCTGGCAGCCTGAGTTCACAGATAAAACACTCTCCAGGAAACCCGGGGCGGTTCAGTACATCGGCACGGCATCCTACTTCGACCCTGAAGAACTATACAGCGCGCGAGAGTTTTACCATGACACTATCAACGCTTTCTACGGCAAGCAGCAGTATCTGTTTAATCCACCGTGGGAATCTCTGGCAGATAAATTCCAGTTCCGTGAGGCAGAGTTGACGCTGGTCAATGGTGTGAACGGTCACGGAAAAACGGAGGTTGTCGGGCATATGGCACTTGAGGCAATGCGTCAGGGTGTGAAGACATGCATCGCGTCACTTGAGCTGAAGCCTGGTATTCTCCTTAAGCGCCTTACCCGTCAGGCGACGTGCTGCAAGATGCCGCCAGTGCTGGAAATTGACTCTGCATTTAAATTTTATGACGAAAGACTTTGGGTGTTTGGCCTGACCGGAACGGCGAAAGCCGACAGGCTGATCGAAATATTCGACTACGCTCGCCGCCGATACGGGATCCAGTTATTCATCATCGACAGCCTGATGAAATGTGGCATAGGCGACGATGACTATAACGGGCAGAAGGCTTTTGTTGACTCGATTTGCGACTTCAAAAACAAAACAAACTCCCACGTCATTCTCGTTACTCACTCGCGAAAAGGAGACAGCGAAGAAAAACCAACCGGGAAAATGGACGTAAAAGGCTCTGGAGCGATAACAGACCTGACAGACAACCTTTTCATCATCTGGCGTAACAAGGCTCGCGATAGAGCGTTACAGAGAGTTCAGAGTGGTGAAAAGATGTCAGAGAAGGACGAACAGCTACTGGCATCTCCGGCATCTGTTTTGATGCTTGAAAAACAACGTAACGGCGAAGGTTGGGAAGGTGGTGTCCCGTTGTTCCTTGACGAGCAATCGCACCAGTTCCTGCAACTTGAATCAGGATCGCCATATAGCTACATCGCCAATATGCCGAAATCGGAATATGACGAGGCGTGGAGACAGGAAAACGTGACGGAGTATTAAATGACCATCTACATCACTGAGCTAATAACAGGCCTGCTGGTAATCGCAGGCCTTTTTATTTGGGGGAGGGGGAAGTGTGGCTGACTGGCAAATTCCAATCATCATTCTTGCCGGAGCGTCGCTGATTGCTGGCTTTATCCTGCTGAAAAAGCATAAAGACCGTGATCAAAAAGTCGAAGTTCTCTATGGGTATCCAGCGAACAGCACAACATGGCTGACCATTTACCACTACCGAAAATCAGGCCGCTGGGTATTCGAATGGGATGATCTGTTTGCTGAAAAGCGACCAAAGTCATGGGGAGACATCAGCGAATGCATGATGTTTGAAGAAAGAAAATCCGGCGCAACCCGAGAAGAGTTTAACGAAGCGTGGGCGCGATTAAGTGATAGAGGGTATTTGTGAGCAAGTACGAAAAATTAGATCAAAACATTCTTTCAATGCTGAGTGAAAGACCAACACCTGTTTTTGATATCTGGCTTAAATGGCGGAGCAATGGAATGTATATCGAAACCATCGATCGCCGTATGCAATACCTGAGAAAGAAAGGGCTTGTTGCAAATGTGCGTGGGAAGGGTTGGGTGAAAATTAACCTGTAATAACGGGGGTTGATATGGACGAATCAAGAAAGCAGTTTGAAGAAAGTTGGTTGCGACGTGGGGGCGAATCTTCAGACCTTATCCGTTACCCTGAAAATCACCATGAAATTGGCAGCGGTAATATTGGTGGTCAATACGTGATGGACGATGTTCAAGGCCACTGGCAAACGTGGCAGGCATCGCGATCAGCTATTGAAATAACCGCGCCAAAGTTTATCGACAGCAGAGAAGCATTAGCCAAAGGGTTTACTGTTGATTATTCCAATGGCTTCGGTGATGCAATGGATGCTTATGAGGAAAACATCCGCGCTGCTGGAGTCAAAGTGAAGGAGTAACGATGAAGCAAACAATCTTCCTCCGTGGTAAACAACAACAGCAAGCCGCAATCAACGCCATCCTCGCAACACCACTCGATAAAGAAAAGCCAGTTACCATCCGCATTACTGACTACAAGCGCAATCTTGACCAGAACGCAAAATTTCACGCGATGCTGGCGGATATCGCTCGTCAGGTTCAATGGTGCGGCAAATGGTTAAAACCAGAACAATGGAAGGTTTTGTTGATCAGCGGTCATGCAGTGGCAACAAAACAGGAAGCTGATGTTTTGCCCGGGCTTGAAGGCGAATACGTCAACATTCGCGAAAGCAGCGCGCAGATGAGTGTGAAGCGTATGGCAAGTCTTATCGAGTACACAACAGCCTGGGCTATTGGTCATGGTGTCAGATTTACCGACAGGAGGTACGAATGAGACGACAGCGACGAAGTATCACCGACATCATCTGCGAAAACTGCAAATACCTTCCAACGAAACGCTCCAGAAATAAACGCAAGCCAATCCCAAAAGAATCTGACGTAAAAACCTTCAACTACACGGCTCACCTGTGGGATATCCGGTGGCTTAGAGAACGTGCGAGGAAATGACAATGGATTATTCACAGTTAAGTGATTTTGAAATTAACGTGGCGGTATTCGAAGCCATTCATAACGGATCACCGGATTACAAAGAAGGTGAGAATGGCGATATGGTGTTTGTCTCATTTGAGGGAGACATTGTAAACGGAGACGCAGTTGAAGTAGAAGTTGAGCGCGGTTCCTTTAACCCATGCGCAAACCCAGCAGACGCATGGCCGATTATTGAAAAATACAGGATTAGCATTATCAATCTCGATGAAGACGAGTGGGGTGCACGCGGTGTGGCCTACTGTAAATCTAAGCGAGCTATACATGAAAATCCCCTCCGCGCCGCCATGATTGTCTTTCTCATGATGCAGAGAATCCAATAATGCTTAGCCCATCCCAATCCCTTCAATACCAGAAAGAAAGCGTCGAGCGAGCTTTAACGTGCGCTAACTGCGGTCAGAAGCTGCATGTGCTGGAAGTTCATGTATGTGAAGCGTGCTGCGCAGAACTGATGAGCGATCCGAATAGCTCGATGCACGAGGAAGAAGACGATGGCTAAACCAGCGCGAAGACGATGTAAAAACGATGAATGTCGGGAATGGTTTCACCCTGCATTCGCCAATCAGTGGTGGTGCTCTCCAGAGTGTGGAACCAAGATAGCACTCGAACGACGAAGCAAAGAACGCGAAAAAGCGGAAAAGGCAGCAGAGAAGAAACGACGACGAGAGGAGCAGAAACAGAAAGATAAACTTAAGATTCGAAAACTCGCCTTAAAGCCCCGCAGTTACTGGATTAAACAAGCCCAACAAGCCGTAAACGCCTTCATCAGAGAAAGAGACCGCGACTTACCATGTATCTCGTGCGGAACGCTCACGTCTGCTCAGTGGGATGCCGGACATTACCGGACAACTGCTGCGGCACCTCAACTCCGATTTGATGAACGCAATATTCACAAGCAATGCGTGGTGTGCAACCAGCACAAAAGCGGAAATCTCGTTCCGTATCGCGTCGAACTGATTAGCCGCATCGGGCAGGAAGCAGTAGATGAAATCGAATCAAACCATAACCGCCATCGCTGGACTGTCGAAGAGTGCAGGGCCATCAAGGCAGAGTACCAACAGAAACTCAAAGACCTGCGAAATAGCAGAAGCGAGGCCGCATGACGTTCTCAGTAAAAACCATTCCAGACATGCTCGTTGAAGCATACGGAAACCAGACAGAAGTAGCACGCAGACTGAAATGTAGTCGCGGTACGGTCAGAAAATACGTTGATGATAAAGACGGGAAAATGCACGCCATCGTCAACGACGTTCTCATGGTTCATCGCGGATGGAGTGAAAGAGATGCGCTATTACGAAAGAATTGATGGCAGCAAATACCGAAATATTTGGGTAGTTGGCGATCTGCACGGATGCTACACGAACCTGATGAAAAAACTGGAGACGATAGGATTCGACACCAAAAAAGACCTGCTTATCTCGGTTGGCGATTTGGTCGATCGCGGTACAGAGAACGTCGAATGTCTGGAATTAATCACATTCCCCTGGTTCCGAGCTGTACGTGGAAACCATGAGCAAATGATGATTGATGGCTTATCAGAGCGTGGAAACGTCAATCACTGGATGCTTAATGGCGGTGGCTGGTTCTTTAATCTCGATTACGACAAAGAAATTCTGGCTAAAGCTCTTGCCCATAAAGCAGATGAACTTCCGTTAATCATCGAACTGGTGAGCAAAGATAAAAAATATGTCATCTGCCACGCCGATTATCCTTGTGACGAATACGAGTTTGGAAAGCCAGTTGATCATCAGCAGGTAATCTGGAACCGCGAACGAATCAGCAACTCACAAGACGGGATCGTAAAAGAAATCAAAGGAGCGGACACGTTCATCTTTGGTCATACGCCAGCAGTGAAACCACTCAAATTTGCCAACCAGATGTATATCGATACCGGCGCAGTGTTCTGCGGAAACCTCACATTGATTCAGGTACAGGGAGAAGGCGCGTGGGCATAAGAGAACTAAACCTCACCAAAGAACAGCATGAGTGGCTGAATGGCTGGCTTGAACTGTGGGGCGCATGGGTTTATTCAGGTCGTCTGGAAAAGCGCATGAGCAGCGTAATAGCGAAGTTCATGGAGAGCGTAGAGCCGGGAAGAGTTATGACAAGGCCAATGTGCAATGATGATGATGGAATGTTGATTTCTCAGGTCGTCGATTCCGTCATGTACATTGACAAAAAAGCCTTTGGCATCCTCCTCAGCTACTACGCTCATGGTTCATCTAAGCGAGCAATTGCATCCTACTATCACGCGACTGCAAAGCCACGCAAGATGTGTGGACGTGGTGGCGAGGGATGGAGAAAACCTTCACTGGCAACCTGTAGAAACGAAATTGACGACATCCTGAAAGCGTCATTATTTGTTTTATACCAGCCAATGCAAAATGCTTTCAAAATGCGTAAACGTGTTGAGAAAGTTAAGCATGTTGCTGTTAAAAGCCTTGACATGCAATTAGCCATTTAGCCATAATATTCACATATGCTGCTGCTTTTGCATTCAGCAACCATCACAAGCCCACCTCCTGTGGGCTTTTTTGCATTCGCGTGCAATCAAAACAAGAGTCTTAGTGATATGGGCCTGAGATATGGTGGTGGAAACATCGCTCCGCTCTTGGCTGTCATATCTACGCGAACAGGCTCTATCCCTAAGGTAAAGCGATGAAAGAAATAAAATTAACGCCAGAAATGGTGCTTTCTGTTGTTGATTACAATCCATCATCAGGCGACTTTCACTGGAGATGGAGGCAGGGGAGAGAGAGGACCACTTTGACATGGAACTCTCGTTTTGCTTTCAAGAAATGCTCATCAATAAATTCTGATGGGTATTTAATGATTATGATTAATGGTAAAGCATGCCCTGCTCACAGACTGGCATGGTTGATTGTTTATGGCACCATGCCCGATGGTTTTATTGATCACATCAACAGGGTAAGAACAGATAACCGGATATCAAATCTTCGTCTTGTCACTCATTCCGAAAATATGCAAAACAGGAAAATTCAGAAGAATAATAAATCTGGATACCGTGGCGTGTCTTGGGATGCTAAGTACGGGAAATGGAGAGCAAGAATTAATGCGTCTGGAAAGTGTATTAACCTTGGATACCATGACACTGCCGAACTTGCCGCTGCGGCTTTTGAGGCAGCCAGAATGAAATATCATACCGTTTAAAGATGTAAGCTGCCGTTAGTGACTCTTAAGTTGCAACGGTGGCTTTTTTTATTTGCACAACAGGTAAGAGCATTGAGTCGATAATCGTGAAGAGTCGGCGCGCCTGGTTAGCCAGTGCTCTTTCCGTTGTGCTGAATTAAGCGAATACCGGAAGCAGAACCGGATCACCAAATGCGTACAGGCGTCATCGCCGCCCAGCAACAGCACAACCCAAACTGAGCCGTAGCCACTGGCTATCCTGAATTCATCAGTGATAGTTACGCTGCGGCCTTCTACACATGACCTTCGTGAAAGCGGGTGGCAAGAGGTTGCGCTAACAACCTCCTGCCGTTTTGCCCGTGCATATCGGTCACGAACAAATCTGATTACTAAACACAGTAGCCTGGATTTGTTCTATCAGTAATCGACCTTATTCCTAATTAAATAGAGCAAATCCCCTCAATGAAGGGGTAGAGCATGTACCGTATGGACAAAATCAGAGAATGGTTCAGTTACAGCTTCGGAGGACTGACTGCGATGGGTGGCATTCTCTCCCTGAATGACTGGGCTGTCATCATTGGTATTCTTTGTACTGTCGGCACATTTGGCATCAACTGGTACTACAAGCGCAAAGAGCGCGAGGACAGATTGAATGGCAATGTCACCGGCACTACGAAATAGCGTAATAGCGGCGATAAGTGGCGGGGCTATTGCTATAGCATCTGTGTTAATCACTGGACCAAGTGGTAACGATGGCCTGGAAGGTGTCAGCTACATACCATACAAAGATATTGTTGGTGTATGGACTGTATGTTACGGGCATACAGGAAAAGACATCATTCCCAGTAAAACGTATACCGAAGCAGAATGCAAAGCCCTCCTGAATAAAGACCTTGCCACGGTCGCCAGACAAATTAACCCGTACATCAAAGTCGATATACCGGAAACAACGCGCGGCGCTCTTTACTCGTTCGTCTACAACGTGGGGGCTGGCAATTTCAGAACATCGACGCTTCTTCGCAAAATAAACCAGGGCGATATCAAAGGCGCATGTGACCAGCTACGTCGCTGGACATACGCTGGCGGTAAGCAATGGAAAGGGCTGATGACCCGTCGTGATATTGAGCGTGAAGTCTGTTTGTGGGGGCAGCAATGAGCAGGGTAACCGCGATTATCTCCGCTCTGGTTATCTGCATCATCGTCTGCCTGTCATGGGCTGTTAATCATTACCGTGATAACGCCATTACCTACAAAGAGCAGCGCGATAAAGCCACATCCATCATCGCTGATATGCAGAAGCGTCAACGTGATGTAGCAGAACTCGACGCCAGATACACAAAGGAGCTTGCTGATGCTAACGCGACTATCGAAAGCCTCCGTGCTGATGTTTCTGCTGGCCGTAAGCGCCTGCAAGTCGCCGCCACCTGTGCAAAGTCAACGACCGGAGCCAGCAGCATGGGCGATGGAGAAAGCCCAAGACTTACAGCAGATGCTGAACTCAATTATTACCGCCTCCGAAGTGGAATCGACAAGATAACCGCGCAGGTTAACTACCTGCAGGAATACATCAGGACGCAATGCCTGAAATAATTTTTTTGCAAATCACAAAGTCAATTTAATGAGTCTCGCGATGCGGGGCTTTTTGCAATAAATGCGTACCGCAACGCATGTTTTTTACACCGAACCTGCCCCTTTGGAATGGGCCTTTGAGGATACCAGTTAGTGCTGGCGAGCCTCGGTGGGCTGGTTTCCTATGCGGCAAAGGTTCATTTCAAATGGTAGGTAAACGTTATGAATATCGTGCCACTTAATTACAAAGGTGAAATTGTCAGTTTCAACACTGATGGTTGGATCAACGTCACAGGTGTTGCTGAGAGATTTGGAAAACGCATTGATAACTGGATGCGTTTGGCAGAAACGCTTGAATACGTTCGTGCTTTAGACGAAGCGTTGACCGGGAAAGAATCTCAAATTTTACATCCCTCACAATCGAGGTATGTAAAAACCAGCAAGGCACGAAAGGACAGGGGTGGTGGTACGTGGCTACATCCAAAACTTTCAGTTGCATTTGCCCGTTGGTGTGATGCTCGTTTTGCTGTGTGGTGCGACCTGCACATTGATAGTCTGCTTCGCGGTGAACTGACTGAGCAGCAGAAATATGAGCAAGCATGTCGCATTCGCGATGACCGGAAATCAAAAGCCAGCAATGGGGCAAGAGAGATGGCTCGCTGGCGATGGGATAAGCCGGTTATTGAAGCAAATGTTGAGTACTGGCGCGAGCAACTGCAGTTGACTCTCGATATCGCGTGCTGATGGCAAACGCAAAACTGCGTTATCGGAAAAATCAAAGCATTACGAGAACTGAGCAACGGCTATCCATTACAAAGCCCATCTACGGGTGGGCTTGATAATGAAACCGGAATTTATTCTGGGTAACCAGTTACGGCAGTACAGCGAAACAACCCAAGCCAGTAAGAGGGGAAATAACACTGGCAGCCACTGAAAGATGAAGCTCCTGCCTTAAGGCAAAAAAGATTCTTTGTGGTGGCGGACTGATGGAAAGACATCGGTTATTGCAGAGGCCATTCAATGAGTGGTCTCGACAATGGCTTATACCCTACACGGGATAACTTAACTGATATCCCTTTTAACGGATAAACGGAGCCAACAATGGCAGAGATTATTCCCATGACTGAAGAACAGAAATTCCAGTTAGAGATTTACAAACTGGTCATGAACCAGAACGCAGCCGCAGAAGAAGCATTTCAATTCATTGGCACTGACGAGCTGAAGCTTGAGCTATTCAAAATTCACTTCCAGTCAGGCGGCGCTAATTCAGATATCACGACCCGCACTATCGAAGCGGTGCGTAAATCGAAGGAAGCGTTAGACCTGTTCACCACCGGAGCATGATGTGAGCCGCGCAATCAATTTGGGTAAGGAGAAGAAATTCCCAATTACTCAAGAGCTATACGAGAGGCTGGAAAGCGTCATCCATGATTACGATGGTGAAATCAGTTTATGCGAGGCGATTGGCACACTCGAATTGCTGAAGCAGTCACTGATTGAAGGCGCGAAAGAGTCCTCAACCTGAAATGACAATTAAGTGAGATGAATATGGCAGCACTCAACATGCTGCCTTTTATCGTTGATTAGTTTAACCGCGAGCTTCACGACCGTTTTCGTCTTCAGGCACACGGAAACGCCAGTACTTATCTGGCTTAACCCAAACAACACTTTCACCGCTATCAACCCTGAATTTATTAATCACTTTTGTTGATAGCGCTTGGTTGCCATCCGCATTTTCTTTGAGGTGCTGCTCGTTATGTTGTTTAACGAGATAATCCACAACATCCTGCTGATAAAGGCAACCCTCTGTTGATAAAACGGACATCATCCATGATGAAATATCATCAAGAGTTAAGGTTGGTGTGTTTGGGACTATGGCTTTGGGGTAACGCGCTCAAGAGATTCCGGTTTGAAATATCCTTGCTCAAGCTTCTTGCCAGCAAACCATTGACAAAGAAAAGAGTTACCGTGGGTAGATGAAAATGACCTGATAGTCATGTCAGGTCCGCCTGATTTCAGTTTAACAATGTCACCTGTTTTAAAGTCATCGTTCATAACAATCTCCTTATGGGAAGTAAAAAATGGCACTCACCGACAAACAAGAAATGTTCTGTCGCGAGTACCTCATCGATTTAAATGCCACGCAAGCGGCTATTCGGGCGGGGTACAGCGCAAAGACAGCTAACCGTACCGCATCCGAAAACCTGTCAAAACCTGATATCAAGTTAAGAATCTCCGAACTGAAAGCGCAACGCAATGATCTTGTTGGTATTAATGCAGAATATGTACTTAATCGCCTTATTGAAATCGACCAGATGGATGTGCTCGACATTCTCCTGCAAAACGGCGAGTTAAAGCCAATTAAAGACTGGCCTAAGGTATGGCGCACAACGCTATCAGGAATGGATGTCGTGGAGATGGTATCCGCAGATAGCGCCGCACTTCTGAAGAAAATCAAATGGCCTGATAAGGTTAAAAACCTCGAACTTCTTGGTAAGCATGTTTCTGTTCAGGCGTTTAAAGAACAAGCTTCTCACGAATTAACAGGCAAAGACGGCGGCGCAATCCAGATTGAAACATCACCGATGAGCACTCTATTCGGAAAATGACCTCGATTAATCCTATCTTTGAACCGTTCATTGAGGCGCATCGCTACAAAGTCGCCAAAGGCGGTCGAGGTAGCGGTAAGTCATGGGCAATTGCGAGGCTTCTTGTTGAAGCGGTGCGTCGGCAGCCTGTGCGTATTCTTTGCGCTCGTGAGCTGCAAAACAGTATCAGCGATTCGGTAATCAGGTTGCTTGAAGACACCATCGAGCGTGAAGGGTATTCGGCTGAGTTTGAAATTCAGCGTTCAATGATTCGTCATCTCGGAACGAATGCTGAATTCATGTTCTACGGCATCAAAAACAACCCGACGAAGATTAAATCGCTCGAAGGCATTGATATCTGCTGGGTGGAAGAAGCGGAAGCGGTAACAAAGGAATCGTGGGATATCCTGATACCAACCATCCGCAAGCCGTTTTCCGAAATATGGGTGAGCTTTAACCCGAAGAACATCCTCGACGATACCTATCAGCGATTCGTCGTAAATCCTCCTGATGATATTTGTCTGCTGACGGTGAACTACACCGACAACCCGCACTTTCCTGAAGTTCTCCGTCTGGAGATGGAAGAGTGTAAACGCAGAAATCCGACACTGTATCGTCACATCTGGCTTGGTGAGCCAGTAAGCGCAAGTGATATGGCAATCATCAAACGTGAATGGCTTGAAGCCGCAACCGATGCGCACAAGAAACTCGGATGGAAAGCGAAAGGCGCGGTTGTCTCTGCGCATGACCCGTCAGATACAGGGCCAGATGCTAAAGGTTACGCATCGCGTCACGGTTCGGTGGTTAAGCGCATTGCCGAAGGCCTGCTGATGGACATCAACGAGGGTGCTGACTGGGCTACTTCGCTGGCGATTGAAGACGGCGCTGACCACTACCTGTGGGATGGCGATGGTGTCGGTGCCGGGCTACGCAGACAGACAACGGAAGCGTTCTCCGGTAAGAAAATCACCGCCACGATGTTCAAGGGCAGCGAATCGCCATTCGATGAAGATGCGCCTTATCAGGCCGGGGCATGGGCTGATGAAGTCGTGCAGGGCGACAACGTTCGCACTATTGGCGATGTGTTCCGCAATAAGCGAGCGCAATTCTATTACGCGCTGGCTGACAGGCTGTATCTGACATATCGGGCGGTTGTTTACGGTGAGTATGCAGACCCCGACGACATGCTGAGTTTCGACAAAGAAGCGATAGGCGAGAAGATGCTGGAGAAGCTGTTTGCAGAACTGACGCAGATTCAGCGCAAATTCAATAACAACGGGAAGCTGGAGCTTATGACCAAGGTCGAAATGAAGCAGAAGCTCGGTATTCCATCTCCTAACCTGGCTGATGCGCTGATGATGTGTATGCATTGCCCGGAGTCGGCTGCGAAACCCGACTATTCCAGTTACTCAATTCCTTGTGGTGTAGGTTGATATGGCAGAAAAAAAGATGACTGACTGGCATCGCAAGGTGCTGTGCAACTTTGATAATGCCTGGTCAGCAACGCAGGATATGCGTGAGCAGATTATTGAGGCTCAACGTTTCGTCCGGGTATCCGGCGCACAGTGGGAAGGCAGCACAAACGCTGGTTACTCATTTGATGAAGGCAGGTTTGAGCATTACCCGCGCTTTGAACTGAATAAGATTGCCCGTGAATGTGATCGCATCATTGGCGAGTATCGACAGAATCGCATCAGCGTTAAATTCAGGCCGAAGGACGATAAGGCATCGGAAGCGTTAGCCGAAAAGATGAACGGCAAATTCCGCGCTGACTATCAGGAAACATCCGGTGGCGAAGCGTGTGATAACGCATTTGATGATGCTGTAACGGGCGGATTCGGTTGTTTCCGCATGTGTGCCGATTACGAAGATGAAATGGATCCGAGTAACGATCAGCGACGCATCAGTCTTCTTCCTGTTTACGACCCAGCGACATGCGTCTTCTTCGATCAGGACAGCAAGCAATATGACCGATCTGATGCTATGTGGGCTATGGAAATGTTTTCCATGACGCCTAAAGCGTTCGAGGCTGAATACCCTGATTCCATCGCGGCAAGCCTTTCTCGTGATAACACTGGTACTCAGTATGACTGGTCAACGCCTGATGCCATCTATGTTGGACGCTACTACGAAGTTCGCGTAGAGAAGGTGAAGCTCACAGCATGGCGTAACCCTGTTAGCGGAGAAACGGCAATCTATGATGAAGATCAAATCAAAGATATTGTCGACGAGCTGACCGATGGCGCATTCGAACTGATTGGTGAGCGGACAGTGAAGAAACGCCGAGTTTATTGCGGTCTTCTGTCTGGCGCTGAATGGCTGGAAGAACCGAAGCGTATTCCGGGCGAACATATTCCTCTCATCCCGGTATATGGGCGTCGTTCATTTGTTGATAATCAGGAGCGAATCGAAGGCCACGCAGCAAAAGCGATGGATGCACAGCGTCTTGAGAACCTGATGGTTTCCATGATTGCAGATAACGCTACTCAGGCTGGCGGCGATGGCATTCCTGTAGTTGATGTTGACATGATTCCTGGTCCTCTTGCCACTCATTGGGCGGAGCGCAACAAAAAGCGCCCGGCGTTCCTGCCGATGGTCAGTCTGAAAAACAAAAACGGAGATATTACTGCGCAGGCTCAGGTCAGCAGTTATACACCTCCGACACAAATGCCTCCTGCTCTTGCCGGGCTATTGCAGTACACCGGAACGGCTATTCAGCAAATTACAGGTGCGTCGCAGCTTGAGAATATGCCGAGCAACGTCGCTACCGATACCGTTGATAGCATCTTTAACCGGATGGACACGCAGTCCTATATCTACATGGACAACATGGCTAAATCCATGCGCCGCGCTGGCGTCGTGTGGCTTTCTATGGCGCGTGAAGTCTATGGCAGCGATACGCCGATGCGTATCGTTAATGAGGACGGCAGCGATGACGTGGCGCTGATGACTGGTGAAGTGGTTGACCGTCAGACAGGGCAGGTTATCGCTCTTAACGACCTTTCGCAGGGTAACTATGAAGTGACTGTCGATGTTGGTCAGTCGTTCGCTACTCGCCGTGATGCAACGGTTAAGTCGTTACTTTCCATGCTGGCACTTATCCCACCGGGAACGCAGAAGCACGACCTTGTATCGTCGATGATTCTCGACAATATGGACGGCGAAGGGATGGACGACCTTAAAGAATACAACCGCAATCAGTTGCTTCTGTCTGGCGTTATCAAGCCGAGAACGCCTGAAGAACAGCAGATGGTTGAACAGGCGAAACAACAACAGGCCAGTCAGCCAGATCCGGCTATGGTTGCAGCGCAAGGTCAGCTTCTTGCAGGTCAGGCTGAATTGCAGAAAGCGCAGAACGAACAGGCAGCCATTCAGGTTAAAGCATTCCAGGCACAGACTGATGCTCAGGTTGCAGCGGCAAACGTTGTGAAAATCCTCGCATCTGCCGATAGCCAGCAGAAATCTGATATCCGCGAGGCTCTGAAACTGCTCGGACAGTTCCAGCAACAGCAAGGAGACAATGCCCGTGCTGATGCAGAGCTTGTCCTGAAAAGTCAGGCACAGGGTCATGCGCAGCGAATGGACATCAGCAGCATCCTGCAAAAATCAACCCAGCAACAATCACAGCAGTAATTAACCAATAACGTGCAATGGCTGTCTTTATGAGGCCTGGCACCCTATTGCCTTCCGATGGGCTGAACATCGAGTAAACAGGGGTAACAAATGGACCAGATGGCAGAAAACACACCAGAAGTTGAAATAGAAACCGATACATCAGAGCAGATTCCTGATGATGTCGAACTGGCTGAAGAAGTCGAAACAGAAGATGGCAGTGAGTCCTCCGGCAATGATGCAGAGGAAGCTACTGAAACTGATGACGACGAATCAGAACAGGAATTCTACTTTGGTGACGAAAAGCTGGATTCGCCAACCAGCGAAGATGGCGCTGAGCATGGACTGGTAAAACACCTGCGCAAGACGATTAAAGAGAAAGACCGCGAGCTGAAAGAGCTGATGCGTCAGTCCCAGAAACCCGTCGAGCAGCAGCCGGTAATCACTCAACCACCGCGAATGCCAAAACTGGATGATGAGGACATCGGTTTCGATGAAGAAATCTACCAGCAACGCATGGCTAAGTGGGCGGAGGACAACGGCAAATACCAGGAGCAAGTACGAGAGCGGAAACGAGAGGAAGAGGCGCGTACCGCAACGCTTCAGCAGAAAGCAGCCAATTACATGCATAGAGTAAAAGCACTGAAAGTGGCTGGTTACCAGGATGCAGAGCAGGCTGTACGCGAAGATGTTCCTGTTCACATTCAGGACATGATCCTTCTTGAGTCAGAGAAGCCGGAAATCGTTGTTCTGGCACTCGGTCGCAACGCTGAACTGCGCAAGCAACTGGCAGAAGCTACCAACCCCGTAGCAATTGGTCGTCTGCTGGAACGTATCGAATCGAAGGCCAGAATCATGCCAAAAGCAAAAACCACGGCAGCCACAACCCCGACAGTTAAGGGGAGCAACGGCGCAGTAATCAATAACCTCGACAAACTTCTCGAAAAAGCGCGCGACACCGGTGATTACACCGAATACCGGGCGGCGAAGAACAAAGCTAAAAAATAATCCATCGGAGCTAAATACCTATGTCTAACCAGTTAACAAAAGACCTCGAAATCCTCTTTGAGAGCGTCATTGATAGTTTTGAGGCGTCCAATGTCGTTTCCCGCGAGTGCAGCAAGTTCCGACCGGGCGACATTGAAATGCAGCGCGCTGGCGACGTTGTTTATCGCCCTCAGGGCTACCACCTGAAAACCGTGAGCGGACTTGATCTGACTTCGGCCACTGCAAACTCACTCGTTCAGCGTCAGGTGCCTGCTCGCTTCCGCGAGCCAGAGAACGTCATCTACGAACTGGACGCAAAAGAAATGCGCGATCCGTGGCACAAAGAGCAGGCTGGCAAGGCGGCGGGTCGCCAGTTGGCGGCGTGGGTTGATAACATGATCGTCGATGAGGTGGTCGCTCGCTCCACCAACGTGGTCACCATTAAATCGGCGTCCACCGGTAGCACTCTCGGCGAAGAACTCTGGAACGCATCGGCTGACGTTGATGCAATGATGCTGTCCATTGGTGTGCCTCAGGGTGGTCAGCGCAAGGCGTTCTACAACCCGTTCAACTACAAAGACCTGGCTAAGGAGCTTGGCTCTCGCGCATATGCGGTCGGTGCAACTCTGACAGCCTATGAGAAAGCTCAGATTCCACCTGTGGCATCCTTCGACAGTTTCCGCGTTGATTATGCTGGCGCAATGAAGGCTGGTTCAGCTACCGCTGTAACTCTCGGCGGCGCAGTAAAACACAAAGTTACCGCGATGGATTCCAACGGCGCGCCTACCGATAACCGCCAGGGTGACATCACCGTATCCACTGCTGGCGTACTGGCTGTCGGCGATGCATTCACTATCGCAGGCGTTAACAGTGTCCACATGATCAAGAAGGTGGATACAGGTAAGCCGCAGGTATTCCGCGTCCTGGCAGTAAATGGCACTACCGTTACCATCAGCCCGAAAATTCTGCCACCAGACAACGCGGATAAGGCGTCTATTCCTTACCAGAACGTTACCGCCAATCCGGTGGCAAACGCGGCGATCACCATCCTCAACAAGAAGGCTGCGGCTTCCAACATCTTCTTCGCTGAGGGTTCTGTTGAGCTGATGTATGGCAAGTTGGCATTCCCTACCGGCCAGGGTCCGCAGGTTATGACCGCAACGACCGAGCAGGGTGCGACCATCATCATGGCTTACCAATTCGACGCTAAATCTGGCAAAACGTGGACTCGCTTCACCACGCTGGCTGGCGCAAGCGTACTGGTCCCGGAATTCACCGGCCTGGTACTGGCTAACCAGTAATCCAAGGGGCTTCGGCCCCTCTTTTTTTTGGAGATCGAAATGTCTCAAATCATGCTTTATAAGCCGGGAACGATGATCACCTGCGGCCCCCACTCGCTGGATTACATCATCGTTGATGACGAAGAAGTTAAATCTCACCTGAAAAAAGGCTGGGTAAAAACTCCTGAAGAAACCGCAACGAAGCAAAAAGTGGCTAAGGCGGAAGAAGATGGCGAAAACGAAGGGTGATCTCGTTCTAAAGGCTTTACGAAAAGCCGGGCTGTATTCCAATGCCACGTTGACAGATGCTGACCCTCAGGCAATTGAAGATGCCATTAATGACCTCGAAGACATGATGGCAGCATGGCAGGCTAAAGGTATCGAGCTTGGATATCAGTTTGCTGATACAGAAAACGGCATCATGCCGTTACCTGACGATGATTCAGGTATCCCTGCATGGGCAAATGATGGCGTCGCTTTGAAACTCGCTGTGCAAGTGTGCATGGATAACGTCATTCAGCCGTCAGACGCTCTCCTTACCGCTGCTGACAGTGCATATCAAACAATCTGTATCGCTTTAACCAAAATACCACCACTTGAGCGACGAAATGACATGCCTCGCGGGGCGGGGTTAAAAAGCGCGTTTACGTGGAATCGGTTTTACATCGAGAAAGATGATCCGAGTACGTGAGGTGAATAAATGCCGATTCAGCAACTTCCGCTTATGAAAGGTGTCGGCAAAGACTTTCGAAACGCCGACTATATCGACTATCTGCCAGTGAATATGCTGGCTACGCCCAAAGAAATACTCAACAGCAGCGGATATCTTCGCTCATTCCCGGGCATTGCCAAACGTTCTGATGTGAACGGCGTATCGCGGGGCGTCGAGTACAACATGGCGCAGAATGCTGTTTATCGCGTATGTGGTGGTAAGCTGTACAAAGGAGAAAGTGAAGTCGGTGACGTCGCCGGAAGTGGTCGCGTATCAATGGCGCATGGTCGAACATCACAGGCGGTAGGCGTTAATGGTCAACTGGTCGAATACCGCTATGATGGCACGGTTAAAACCGTCTCAAACTGGCCTACAGACAGCGGATTCACGCAGTATGAGTTAGGCTCAGTCCGCGACATTACGCGCTTGCGTGGGCGTTATGCGTGGTCAAAAGACGGCACTGATTCATGGTTTATCACTGACCTTGAAGACGAATCGCATCCTGACCGTTACAGCGCACAATATCGCGCAGAATCTCAGCCGGACGGCATCATCGGCATCGGAACATGGCGAGACTTCATCGTCTGCTTTGGCTCATCGACGATTGAATATTTCTCCCTGACGGGCGCAACCACTGTTGGTGCCGCTTTGTATGTCGCCCAGCCATCGTTGATGGTGCAAAAAGGAATCGCCGGAACCTACTGCAAAACGCCGTTCGCCGATTCGTATGCGTTCATCAGCAATCCGGCAACAGGTGCGCCGTCTGTGTATATCATCGGCTCCGGTCAGGTATCACCAATAGCCAGCGCGAGCATTGAGAAAATCCTCCGCTCCTACACTGCTGATGAACTGGCTGATGGTGTGATGGAATCGTTGCGGTTTGATGCTCATGAGTTGCTGATTATTCACCTGCCGCGCCACGTCCTCGTGTACGACGCATCTTCAAGCGCCAATGGTCCGCAATGGTGTGTACTGAAAACAGGCCTGTATGACGATGTGTACCGCGCTATCGACTTCATTTACGAAGGCAACCAAATTACGTGCGGCGATAAGCTTGAATCGATGACAGGGAAATTGCAGTTCGACATCAGCAGCCAGTATGGGCTACAGCAAGAACACCTGTTGTTTACACCACTCTTCAAAGCTGAGAACGCCAGATGTTTTGATCTGGAAGTTGAATCATCGACTGGTGTCGCTCAGTACGCTGACCGCCTGTTCCTCTCTGCAACCACTGACGGCATCAATTGGGGAAAAGAGCAGATGATTGAGCAGAATGAACCGTTCGTTTACGACAAACGCGTTTTGTGGAAGCGAGTAGGGCGCATCAGGAAAAATGTCGGCTTCAAATTGCGCGTTATCACGAAGTCACCTGTCACTCTGTCTGGCGCTCAGATAAGGATCGAGTAATGGCTGATTCGAATCTCAACACCCCTGTTATTGTGCAGGCGACGCGGCTCGATACATCAATCCTTCCACGCAATATATTCAGCCAGTCTTACCTGCTGTATGTCATTAATCAGGGGGCTGATGTCGGCGCAATTGCCGGGAAGGCAAATCAGGCTGGTCAGGGCGCTTACGATGCTCAGGTGAAAAACGATGAACAGGACGTCGAACTGGCAGATCACGATTCAAGAATCACCGCAAACACAAAAGCGATAAATCTCCTTGAGGTCAGGTTAACAACCGCCGAAGGGAAGATAGTCGTACTGCGTAGCGATGTTGATTACTTGCTGGATGAGGTTATCGATATTCAGGCGCATCTGGTCACTGTTGACAAAAGACTGGATGGCGTAGAAAGCGATGTATCTGACATTAAGAGTGATTACGTATCGAAAACCGTAACAGAATCGCAGTCTCTTGCGTCACCGCTGGATGTAAAAACATCATATTCAGTTGATGGAATTCAGGTTGTTGGAGCAAGAAATACCGGATGGACTGCAGCCACAGGTACGCCACTTCTTGGCTCATTCAACGCTAACCAGTCATACACTGTCGGCACTACGTACACACAATCCGAAGTCGCAGCTCTCGCTACAGGTTTGCAGCAGGCGCGGCAGCGTATTCTGGCGCTTGAAACAGCACTTAGATTACATGGGCTGATTGACTGATGATTACATTCAAACCAACGCGAAACATCGACCTGATAGAAGCCGTGGGAAATCACCCCGACATTATCGCTGGTAGCAACAACGGTGATGGATACGACTACAAGCCTGAATGCCGTTACTTTGAGGTTAACGTGCACGGTCAGTTTGGCGGCATTGTTTACTATCAGGAGATTCAGCCGCTTACATTCGATTGCCACGCCATGTACCTGCCAGAGGTTCGCGGATTCAGCAAGGAAATCGGGCTGGCGTTCTGGCGATACATTCTGACTAACACCACCGTTCAGTGCGTCACATCGTTCGCTGCACGCAAATTCCGCCACGGGCAGATGTACTGCGCAATTATTGGCCTTAAGCGTGTAGGAACCATCAAGAAATACTTCAAAGGCGTGGATGACGTGACTTTTTACAGCGCCACACGCGAAGAACTAATCGACTTCCTGAATCACGGGAGATAGCCATGTTATATGCATTTAAGCTGGGCAGAAAACTGCGCGGCGAGGAACCTTATTGCCCTGAAAAAGGCGGGAAAGGTGGCAGTTCTGATAAAAGTGCAAAGTATGCCGCAGAAGCTCAGAAGTATGCCGCAGACCTGCAAAATCAGCAGTTCAATACCATCATGAACAACCTGAAGCCGTTTACTCCTCTGGCTGGGAAGTATGTCGGCAGCCTTGAGAACTTATCGTCTCTGGAAGGGCAAGGTCAGGCACTTAACCAGTATTACAACTCTCAGCAGTACAAAGATCTTGCTGGTCAGGCTCGCTATCAGAGTCTGGCTGCAGCGGAAGCAACAGGTGGATTGGGTTCCACCGCAACCAGTAATCAGTTAGCAACAATCGCACCAACGCTTGGTCAGCAATGGCTATCTGGACAAATGAACAATTACAACAACCTGGCAAATATCGGTCTTGGCGCTCTTCAGGGACAGGCAAACGCCGGGCAAACATATGCCAACAACATGAGTCAGATTTCACAGCAAAGCGCGGCGCTGGCGGCGGCAAACGCCAACCGACCGTCAGCATTGCGGCAGGGTGTTAGTGGTGCTGCATCCGGTGCGCTTTTGGGTGGTGGTATAGCCAGTGCTCTCGAGCTATCAACTCCGTGGGGTGCTGGTATCGGTGCTGGTCTTGGTCTGCTTGGCTCGTTGTTTTAAGGGGTAATCAATGGCTACGTGGCAACAGGGTATTAATTCTGGTGGTTTTCTGGCTGGAATTGGTGCGCAAAATGAGAATGCGCCAAAGGCAAGCGACATTAACGCAACGCTTGGTCTGATTCGCGAAAACAATGAACTGGCTCGCTCAGGTGCAAATAACGTTGGTCTGACCGCGTTACGTGGTCTGGCTGGAGTTGCTGATATTTATAAGCAGCAGCAACAGCAGGAGCGTAAAGCGGCATTCCAGAAAGGTTATGCGGATGCTTATGCGTCCGGCGACAGGGAGCAGATGCGTAATCTTATTACAGCATTCCCCGAAGAGTTTGAGGAAGTCCGTAAAGGCATGGGGTATGTCGATGACGCCCAGCGGGATGATTTTGGCAATCTGGCGCTCAAGGCTCAGGTAGCTTCGTCGCTTGGTCCGGGTGCATTTGGCAGGTTTATGATGGATAGCGAAAAGGAGATGCGTCGTTTAGGTATCCCTCCAGAAACTATTGCTGAAATGCAGGTTAATGACCCGCAGGGCTTCCAGCACTTTGCAGGTAATCTGGCACTATTTTCTCTCGGCCATGAGAAGTATTTCGATATCAAAGATCAAATGGAGGGGCGTCGACTTGAGCAAGGGCGATTGGATGAAAGCATCCGTCAGGCTGACATGGAGAATGCGAGAGGATGGGCAAATATCCAGAACGCTCAACTAGACAGGGCTCAGCGGGCACAAATGCACTCAGATGAGATGGGATTGAAGCTAATGGAGCTGGGGCAAAAAGGTAAGCCGTCAGCAGACTTAATTAAGGGATTAAATTCTGACATTACCAATTTTGGCAAAAATTATAACTCTGTCAGAGCGGCGGCAAACTCTCTGCAAGCCCTTAGCAAGGTAAATACTGGCGCTGCCCAACTTGGGATTATCTTTAATTACATGAAGTCTCTCGACCCTCAGTCAGTTGTTCGCGAAGGTGAACAGGTTCAGGTCATGCGCTCTGATGGCATATGGGGGCAGATAAAAGGATATGTAGACCAGCTTAATGCAGGGAATGGCTTGTCACAGGAAGCGAGGGATAACATTGTCAACGCAGCAAAAATTAACGCCAACGCTATGGGGCAGCAGTTTAACCAGCAGGTAGACGAATATCTGGATACGTATGGAGATACTATTCCTCAGGGGCTGAAAAAAAGTTTAGGGAGAAGGAAGGCCAAGCTATTTGACGATGTCCCAGCGCAGCCTACACCACAAGGTGGTAATGGGCAGACAAAAGCTGCGCCAAGTGGGATATCAGAAGGCGCGACGGCAACGAACCCTAAAACTGGTCAGAAACTCATTTATAGGAACGGACAATGGCAACCGATGTAGGTTTACCCGAAGGCTTTGTTCTCGATAATCAGCCTGATAACTCACAGCTTCCTGATGGCTTTGTGCTTGATTCCCAACCAGAACAGCAGCAATCTCCTTTGGTTTCACCAGAGGAAAATTCCAGACAGGAAAATGTTGTTAATAATGCTAACGGTTTCGACCGTTTTATGTATGGCGTTCTCAGTGGATTGATGGATGTTGGTAAAGGTGTTGGCCTGTTTCAGGACATGACACCAGAAGAGCAAGCCGCAATTCAGTCTCTACAGCAGAAGTTAGCGGCAAAACCATCAACCGCACAAGATGTTGGTGAGTTCGTTGGACAAGCAGCACCATTTGTTAGTGGTGGTGGGATTATTTCTCAGGTTCCGAAAGGGGCGGCAAGGCTGGCTGCCGCCGCAGGGCTTGGTGCTGGAGAAGGGGCTATTGTAGCCAATGGAACAAATAGCGATGTTGCTTCCGGCGCTGCTATTGGCGCTGTGGCTGGCCCTGTAGCCGAGATTGTTGGTCCAGCGCTTGGGAAGATTGCAGGAAAAATTAAAAATAGTGCCGGAGATATTTATCGCTCATCCGTAGGGATGGGTAGTAAATCATCTAAAGCAACGTTAAAGAAAGCTGCTGGCGCAATGGATAATAAATTTATTGGTGGGCAACGAGCTATTCAAGATTTCGCCGATGAAGTTAATCCTGATTTTAACGCGATAAATGCTATTCGTGAGCTAGAACTGGAAAATTATGCCACTCCAGGCATGATCTCTAATAATCCTGCTGTCAGGGCTCTTGATAATGCAGTGGCAAGTCTCCCTGGAACAGAGATTAGTGAGGCGCATAAGCGTTTTATTACTGAATTAGGAAGAAAAGCTGATGAAATGATAACTTCATTTGGGGGAAACCTTGATAAGCAACTGGTTTCTGACAGGCTTGCAGATAATTTTGATAAAACCATTTCATCATTACAAAATCAGTCAGATAACATCTACAACAAAATTGCCGAAAAGGTACCTGTAAGAGACCGGATTGAGGCAACTAATACATTGAATTTTTTAGAGGATTTTGCTGATGACATAGGTGGAATTGATGAATTATCTCCAATAATGAAGCGGACATTGAACCGACTTGATCCAAACACCTTGCCAACGTATGGGCGTTTAGATCTCGCTAGAAAGCAGGTTGGACAAGCTATTGGCAAAGGCTCTGGCCCATTCAAGGATGAAGAAACAGGTGTTCTTAAAAAGTTATATGCAGCCATAACAGATGACCAACAGGCTGTCGCAGAAAAATATGGTGCAGGGGAATTATGGACGCTTGGTAAGGAGTTGGTAAAAAAACGAAAATCCATTGAAGATGATGCTGTAACCGTCTTGGGTAGAAAACTTCAGCAATCAGCAATTCCAAAAGTTGAAAGTGCCGTTGTTAATATGGCAAAAGGAAACGGTGGTGACTTTAGGCAATTAATGAAGTCAATTCCAAAGGATATGCGGCAGGAAGTTGCGCTCACCTCAATGAATAAAGCATTTACCAGCTATGCCAAATCACCTGGTCAGCAATTAGGAGTTGATGGATTTGTAAAATGGTATAACGGAATGTCACGCAATGGGGCCAATATGAAGGCTCTCCGTGATGCTATTGGCACAGATGCATCAAAGCGCCTTGATACGATTTATCAAGCAGCTAAGGCTATGAATAGACTCAATACTGGTAAGCAGTATGCTAGTAGCCTTGTGGATCAGCAAGTTAATAACTTTCTGAAAGAAAAGGGTAGTCTCGCAAAAATTTATGGAATAGTCTCAAAAGCTGCTGCGGCGGAAGGAATTACAAGCTCATTTGGCCTTTTGGGAGCAGGTGCTTCAGGGGTAATATCGGCTGCATTGATGTCAGGGAAAACAAGCAGGATAAAGGCTGCTGATGCTCTACTGTCTTCTCCTGAGTTTAAATTAATGCTATTTCGCCTGCAAAACGCACCAGTAGACAGAGCAGAAGTGAGACGCGTAATAGAAAGGAAGCTGATGCGATCTAATGCATTTAAGATATGGGAGAAAACCCTGTCAACAGATGAAGCAAAAACCATTTCTCGCACGGGGTTTATCACATGGTTATCTCAGCAAGATACTACAGCCAGTGACGACCAACCCAAAATGCAATAAGGAACGCGATAATCCAACCAACTGTTACCATGTTAATCTCCATAAAGCCAAGGATGGCTTCGGCTAACCATCGGATAGGCGCTCTTTTGCCTCTTCGATTAAATCAGCACAAATAAAAGGTAGCTCTGATGAAACAACTTCCCAGCCAGATTTTTTAACAACTTCATTTAGCCACTCTTCTCTATCGCGAGTTCCTCTCCTTTTTTCCAAGAGGAAAATTTGCGAGTAAATTTGAATGGCTTTTTCGTTTAGATAAAACGCATATTGTCTGTTTAAAACAACATCTGCAAGTATATTAACGCCTTCTTGAGTTTTTGCCGCTACATCTGGCTCTACCCCCATACGAATAGATAGGTCGCATAACTCAACGAATGCACGCTCTTCAGCGTCGTGTTTCATTTTGTAAAAATGTGAAGCTAATTTTTGTGTTTCGGCAAGTTCCGCCCTTAATTTTTTTATCTTGCTTCTCGTTAATATGCCAAACACACCAACCTCCTTAGTTTTGAGCAGGATACCAGATGATAATGTGTAGTTGGAGTAGCGCGGTTGTAATGCAAGCATTTTGTTTTGGTTTTATGCTTGCTTGTATGTGTGTACAGTGTATATAATGCAAGCATACATCACAACAAAGGTGCTTGCATTATGACTGAAAAGAAAAGTGGCGAAGGGAAAGCTAAGGGCGGGATCGCTCGCGCAAAGTCGCTGACTAAAGAGCAGCGTTCTGAAATAGCAAAGAAAGCAGCTGCTGCAAGATGGAAAAGTAAGATTCTCAGGGCAACTCATCGTGGTAACTTTTTAGATGATTTTGGCATTGATGCTGAATGTTATGTACTGGATGACGAGTCGAAAACTGTCGTTGTTACGAAAACTGGATTATCTCAGTTGCTAGGGATTGGTGAACATGCCAGGGATTTAGATCAACTGCTTGGCGCTCAGTATATGAGCAAATACCGAGATCTAGAATTGCAGCGAAAAATGGAAAATCCCTATAAATTTCAACTTACTTCGAAGTCTAAAACCGTTCATCAAGCGTTAGGTTATGACATTACAGCAATTGTTGATATTGGTAGGGCACTAATAGAAGCCAAAGATAATGACGATCTACCACAATCACGGTTAAAGGCAGCCGCCGCAGCACAGAGACTTATTAATGCCTCCGCTAAGGCGGGAATTAAGGGGGTTGCGTATGCGCTTGCTGGTTATCGTCCAGAAGTTCAGGCTGTCATTGACGAGTTCAAAGCGTTTGTTCGTGAAGAGGCTCGTCAATATGAAAAGGAATTTCCAGATGAGCTATACGAGGAGTGGTATCGACTGTACGGCCTGAATAGGCCAGAGAAAGGACGGCCTATTCGTTTTGGGCAGCTAACCAACATGCAGATATACACCCCGCTAGCAAAGAGTAAAGGTAAAATCCTTGAACAGATTCGAGCCAGCCGAGACGAGAACGGAAAACAATCTGATAAGTTGCATCTGTTCCTTTCTGAAATTGGTGTCAAGGCTTTGCGTCAGCATATCGGTAAGCTTCTTGGTGTCGCAGCGATGAGTGAGACAAGAGAAGAATACGAAAAAGGAATAGAAAAGGTTTTCGGAAGAATGAAACCAGAAATCTAATTATGAAACCCACCGTCAGGTGGGTTTTTTATAAGGAGTAATCATGATTTACCCATCAAACAACCCACCAGTTTGCCTGATTGGATACCAGCCTTGCAGTTTTTATGGAATTAATTATGCCATGCTCAAGAGCCTTGTTAGCATCCAAAATGGTCGAGTCTGCTATCAGGGATGCCCACCTAATATGGGTTCCGATGTCGATATTGAACGTCTCAACGAAGCGATCAAGATCGTTATCGAGGCATTTCCCGTACTCTCTCAATCTGGCATGGTCGGCGGCTGGGGTGGCAAAGCCCCATAATAGAGGATGTAACAGGAATCTTGATAATGGGTTTGCGAAACGTTCTGAGCCAGCCAGGAAAACGATATTAGCTATGGATTCAACATTGCTTATGTTGTGAGTTCTAACGGTAACAGGGAGTGACTTAAGAAAGTTATACGCAGTAAAGCCAGCGGCAGTTTCCCCTCCCTGACTTGATATATGGATATTTAATTCAGTTGCGCCTTGAGATAATGCGGTGAGACAGTGGTTCTGAAGTTGCCCAACAGTGGCAGTGTTAACGGGGCATAAGAAATGAATTGTGTGCAGCATTATTTTTCATCCTTACCATACATGGTCTTTAGCGTCTCAAGCAGCGCCTCTTTGAATTTGTCAGCTTCTTGCTGAGCAAATGACTCAACTGACTTTGGCGACCTATCTTCATCAATCGCGGCTTGCAAAATCATGACGATCTCGGAGTTAACAGAGCGACCATTTTTTGATGCTCTGACAGCAAGAGCCTCGCGTAAAGATTCAGGGATTCTTACCGTAGTTGGAGAAATTGACACACCCTTTGCCATATCACACCTTTGGTATTCAATTTGATATCAAAGTGTATGCAAAAAAATTTTGACTAGATATACTCACTTTGCTATCTTTTGTATTCTAAAAGAGTTGTTTGTGTGGAGGGTAACATGGAGAAAGAAATAAGTAAGATTTTGGTAAGGATGCCGCAGTCGTTAAAGGATGCTATCGGTAGCAGGGCAAAGGAAGAGTGCAGGTCGTTTAACTCAGAGGTTATCAAGCGCCTGATAGACAGCCTGAAGAGAGAGGGGATAACGGTATGAGTAAAGAATGTTGTTTCTGCGGCATTAGCGAATCAGACGCTGATCAAACATACATTTACTCTAAAGAAACAGGTCGGATGCTGTGTAGTGACTGCGTGTTGGACATCATAAGATACAAGCATCTTGGATGTTCTGCCAGCATTAGCAATATAGGTGAAGTATACGAAGGGAAAGATATAACTGATAGAGCAGAAAGTTGAAGCCCCAACTGCTGGAACAGTCAGGGCTTCGGTATCAACAAATCGGCTTAGGAAATATTGACATGAAAAGTATAGCAAAGGCACAAAACGATTTCACCATCTTCAAATTTGGCGACAGTGAAATTCGCGTCATTAACAAGTGCGGCGAGCCGTGGTTTGTAGCTAAAGATGTTTGTGATGCTTTAGCTTTGACTAACTCACGCAAGGCGCTTACTGCACTTGATGACGATGAAAAGGGAGTAACTTTAAGTTACACCCTTGGTGGTGAGCAGAATCTAAGCATTGTGAGCGAATCAGGTATGTATACATTGGTTCTGCGCTGCCGCGATGCAGTCAATAAAGGTTCAGTCCCGCACAAATTCCGCAAGTGGGTAACAGCAGAAGTTCTGCCTTCAATTCGCAAACATGGCGAGTATGTAAAAGGAAAGAAAACCACTGTTGAGGAAAGAACACCGCTACGCGATGCAGTAAACATGCTGGTAGGAAAGAAAGGACTTCGCTATGACGATGCATACAATATGAACCGCCCCGGGTTTCCTGGAGAGTGTTTTATCTGTGAACTCAGGCTGCCAGATCATCGTTTCCGATGGAAGCATAATAAGCTTTTTCTGCTTCTGCCGGAGGAGTATGGCCCAGCCTTTCCAGCAATCGTCGATTGTTATACCAGTCCACCCACGTGAGTGTGGCCAGTTCCACTTCTGCACGGTTTTTCCAGCTCTTACGGTGTATTACCTCC